CGCATCCAACTCGGCGGCAACCTTGTCGGGGTCGGCGGCCTTGGTGGTGTCGGCCTTGGCCTGCTCGCGGGCGAAATCATGTTCGGCGTCGCGGTTTTCCCGCTGAAGGTCGTGTTCCTCCTTGCGCGCCTGCTTGCCGTCGTCCAGCTTCGCCTGTTCCAACTCAAGCTTGCCCGTGGCACCCTCCGCCGCCGCCTCCTGCGCCGCCACGGCCGCCTCAGCGGCCTGCTTCGCACGCTCGAACGACCCTTCAAGGAAGATCGGCCCAGTCGGGGTGACGAAGTGCGGCATGTCGGCCTCGGGCAGGCTCGACAGCGGCAGCTTCAACGCCCGCAGCTCCTGGTTGATGGTGATCGTGGCGCGGGTCCGCTGCTGGTTGCGGACGTCGTCGCTCTCCTTGTCGTTCTCCGACGCCGGGTCGATGAACGAAAACTCCAACTCGGGCGGGGCGTTCAAAAACTGGCGCGACACGCCGTTGATCAGCTCGGTGAGGGCGCGCACATCCGGGCGCAACCCGACACGGCCACCAACCTCCGCCTGACCCTCCTGCCAACCCGCCGAACCCAGCCCGGTCGTCTCGGAGAAACCCAACTCGGTTGCGGTGACACCGAAATGCCCGGCGACCAACTTCACCAGGAAAAGATCAAAGTCGGGTTTGTAGCGTTCATCAGCCGAGGACAGCTGCCTGGCCTTCCAGCCAGGCGGGCCGACCTTCATCCGATGCCTGGCCGCGGTCTGCCCACCATATTCGGCGTTGACTGACTCCTCCCAAATCCGCCGGTCCTGGGGCTTCATCTCCTGCCCTGGAGTCTCCGGCACCTCCCACACGGTCAACGGTGTCGACCCGTCCTCATACTCGGCCAACATCCACTGCATGCGTTTCATGTACAGGCGGGAGTCGTAGAGCGCCTGTTCCACCGGTGAGAGGCCGTATGGGCTCGTGACGCGGGGGTTGGCGCGGAAGTAAAACATCTCGCTGGACGCGAAACCGTTGTCGATGACCGTGTTGCCGTGCTCGTCCAATGTGGTCGATGCGGCCCACTCGCCGCGGGGGAAACCCCACGTCTCCTGCTGATACGCCGGGAACGGCGGGGCGGGGCGGATACCGCGGTAGTCGAGCAACGGTTTGACCGTCGACCCATCCACCAACTCGAGATCGAGCACTTCACCGCCGAGCGACATCCGCGGGTAGACCACCCCAGCGTCGATGACCTGCAACTCCTCCACCACCATGCGGATCCACTGGTAAAAACTCAGATCCTGATGGGGCCACGGCCGTTCCCACCGGGCGGTCAGCCGCTCAATGTCGGCCTGGTGCTGCTCCCGCAGTTCGGCAGCGATGTCCTCGTAACCCTTGGCACGGCTGGAGTTGTAGGCGCGTTCGACCACGGCCGGGCGCACTGACCACGACCATTGCAGATCCGCCACATGCGCCTTGCGGACTTCGATGCAGCGGCGGATGATGCCGATCCCCGACGCTGCCGCCCGCAACACCTGCCAGGGCACCTCACGCCGGTTGTTGCCGGGCAGGTTCCAGCTTTGCGGGTATTCCCACACCCGCGGTTCGGGGCGGCCGGTGCGCGGGTCGAGGGGGTCGATCGGCTCTGGCTGGATGGGCTGCCCGGGCCCGAACGCGCCCAGGTCTTGGGGGTTGCGGGGCATGGGCCGGTAGTCGACGGTGACGCCTGGGGGTAGGCCGTGGTTGGTGGCCGCGTTGAGGGCTTCCATGAGCCCGAAGGGGCGTTGTACGGGGGTGGCGGTCAGGGTCATGCCGGTGACGCTGTTGGCGGCTTTGGTGAGCGCACGGGTCCGGCGCCGGGCTGTCGCGGTTCTGCGGCCCATTGCGCTCCCTTCCAGGTGTGGTGTACAGCGTAAACCTCAAGTGCACTTGAGGTCATCTAGCCGTGTTGCGGCGTCCACCTGCGACTTACGACCCGCGCGCCGTGGCTCCTGGCTGCCGCTTGTTCGGCGACGAGGGCTTCCATGAACTGGTTACCCAGCCCCTCCAAAAGCAGCTTGATCAGCGCGAGGGACAGGCAGTCCACCATGTCATCGTTGGCGCCGTTCGGGAACGCCGCACACTGGTCCACCAGGGCGGCGGTGAACGGTGCGTCCTCGGGGATTTCGACGTCGCCGGCCTCGACGAACGGGGCGACCGACCGCACCCGGGCAAGCTTCGAATCGGTGGGCGTGTACTCGATCAGGCCACCGACCTTGCTCCGCAGGGCGGACACCACAGCGGGGCCGTTTGCCTTGTCCTCTACGAATTTGCGGGTCGCTTGGGGCCATTTCGCGGCGAACGCCACCAACTCGGCGCAGGTGGCGGTGAACGACATCCGCTCGCACACCTGGTCCAGCAGCCAGGCACGGGTGCCTTTCGCCGCCCACACCTGGAGACACACGTAGTCGCTGCTGTCTTGGTCTTTGAAGGCGCAGTCGATGGTCATGATGACGACACCTGCACCAACGGCATGCATGGACTGGTCCTCGCGTTGGACAGCGCGCATCCCGTGGGGGTAGCGGCGCCACCAGAACCGTTTGAGTTCGCCACCCTCCGCCGGTGAGGGGTGGCCTTGGAACAGCGCCGACCAGTCGTAGGATCCGGCGGACCGTTTGCGTTGCTCCCAGCCGGCGATGCTGCGCTTGCGGGTGGATTCCATGTACACGCCCGGCTGGCGGCCCAACACTTCGTAGCCGAGGCAGGCGCCGTCGCCGGCGCATTTGCAGTCGGGGTTGCCGTCGACGTGTTCGGCCTGCGCGGGGATGTTGATGAGCCGGAAGTCTTGTTTGTGTTCGCTGATCAAATATCCGGCGAGGTCGAGTTCATGCCACCTGGTCATGATCAGAACGACGATGGAGGTCTCAGGCAGGCGGGTGGAGGCTTTGGAGCGCCAAAAGTTGATGCACCGCTCCCGCATCGTCGGTGACTCGGACTCTTCCCGATCCTTCAACGGATCATCGATGATCATCACGTCGACCGGGCGGCCGGTCAACGCGCCACCGACACCGGTGGTGATGACACCGCCGCGGTGACCGTCGAGCTGCCACTCCCGTGCGGCCGAGATACCCGGGTGCAGGGCCAAACCGAGTTCGGGGTGGGCGGTGATGTCGTCGCGGATCTGCCGGCCCCACCGCATCGCGATGTCATCCGCGTAGGAGGCGATGGCGATGCGCCGTTCCGGGTCGCGGATCAGGCACCAGATGGGGAAGATCCGGGACACACGCTGGCTGTTATGGGTCGGGGTCATGTGTTTGCCCACCAGGTACAGGCCGTCCGGCGAGTCAACGGTGATACACCGGCCAGGCCGGGGATCGACCTCGCTGATGCTCGTGATCGCAATCCGACGCGCCACAGCGCTGCCGTCCACCTTGACCCGCTTGCGCTCTAACCGGGCAGGTACCAGCCCATCAGCCGGCGAATAGGTGACGACGTGCACTGGCCGTTTGCCGACCACGCCGCTGGTCGAGGTCCGCGGCGCGATGGTCCGCCCGCCGGCGCGGTACCCGAACGAGCGCAGCAGTTGCGCCACACCTTCGGCCAGGCGGGGGTTGGTGTTGGCGAACAGCAGCTGGCCGCGTTCGTCGATACTGCCGTCGGTGTCGATCAGGCCGCACAGCAGGTCCCACCGCGACTGGGCATCGGCCCACAGATAGGCGTCGGGGATGTGCTTGTTGCGGGCCACACCGGCACGTTTGAGGTCGGCCCACATGCCCTCGTAGTAGGTGGTGATCACACCGGTGGTCGGGTGGACGTGGCGCGATGACACCTGGTAGGGCAGGTCGAAGACGTCGTCCACGTGGTGGGTGATCGCGGCCTTGGTGGTGGTGCCGTCGCCGAGCCACACGCCGAGGGTGTACGGGTCCATTGGCAGGTCGCGGGTGTCGCCTTCGAGCGTGCCGCGGGCGGGGAGCAGGATCGTGTATCGGCCGTTGGTCTGCTTGAGCTTGCGGGCGGCCAGTTCGCGGGTCTCTAGGGTGCGCCATTTGCCCTGTGCGCGGTCGAAGACTGTCCACTCGTGTGCGGGGTGGACCACGACGGTGCCACCATCACTGGTCTCGACCCGCATGGACGCCATGGCCTCCGGGCTGACCGCGGTGACGCGTACTGGCCGGCCGGTGGGGTGGTAGACGCGGTCGCCGGGCTCGAGGTCGCCGTGCTGGCGCCATCCGTCGGGGGTGGGCACCAACTCGTTGTGGTCGACCAGCTTGCCTTCCTGTGGCGGCATCGAGAAGATCAGCCACGGTTGGGTGCCGTTCTCGGCATCAACCAACGCCTGGTCCAAAATGTCCAACGCCGGGGTTTGGATCGCCGTGGACGGGTCAACGACGGGTGCGAGCAGGCCAGGGCTGGTGTAGGTGTGCCGTGCGTCGAGGAGTTCAAGCTCCCGAAGGAGTTTCTCCTTGTCCGGCTCCGCCCAGCTTCGCCAGGAGTCCAGCAATACGCTCATCAACACCCCCTGTGGAGATCACATCCATTTGCTTTTTGACTGGGGCGTAGATGCCGGTGAGTTTGGCACGCTGGTCTTGGATTTTGATGAGCCGGTCGCATGCGGCCAGGACCGGGGCGTCGTCCTCGAGTGGTTCCTTGAAGCTGCCGTCAGCGTTGTAGATCAGGTCTTGGCGGAGGGCGTCGACGCTGTGCCAGCCCCGTTTCTTGCCCTCATCGGCCGACACACCAATGTAGACGATCACGCCCTGGTTCACGACATAATGCTTGGCGCGCAACACTTTCCACACGGCTTCCTCCATGACGTCGAGTTTCACCAGCTCGTTTTGGAGGTAGACCTCGGCGGACTCGTTACGTTCGGCCTGCCGGTCGCGTAGGGCGTGAAGAACGTCCTTGTGGACGGCCTGCCGCGAGTTGTAGGGGTCCGGTTCCCAGCCCTCTTTGCGGGAGATCGCGGCGATGTCCTCATAGGAGTGACCGGTGACGGACAGTTTAAGCGCTTTTGTCCGCCGTTCCGCGTAGAGCGCTTCTTGAGCTGGCTTGAGTTTTCCCACGTCAACCGCCTTGAGGGTCAACCGCAACTTCGAGTGTGGTTGAGGTTTTGTGATCAGGGTAGATCGTCGGTGCCGGTCGGTGCCACGGCCAGGTGTGCTGTCCTGAGCCGTTCGATGTCCGCTCGTGCCTGCGCGGCGGCGGCCAGCTCGGGGTGGCCAGCCTCCTCCGGTGGAGGGATGTCGAGCTGCGGCGGGTGGCAGATGGGGCATTGCGGTTGGTTCATTCGGGCACCTCGATCCGGTGGGCTTTGGCGAGCATCCGCAGCACGTTGAGCCCGCCAGCTCCTGGCAGTAGCTCGTTGGCGCGTTGGCACCAGGCGAGGATTTCGCGGTGTGCGGCGATGAGGTCCAGGACGGCCTTGGGGTCCCAGTGGGTGATGTGCTCGCCCAGCTCCGGCTCAAGGTCGCCTTCCCGGGTGAGGATGATCGGTCCTTCGGCGAAGATGCCGCTGTCGCTGTAGGACCAGTCGCCGGGATCGTAGCCAGGGGAGGGCTTTCTCGCGTTGGCTGCGACTGCGGTGGCGGCGCGGGCCAGCCGCTGGTCGAGTTTGGTGGTGATGCGTGCGGTCAGGTCATCCATGGTGTCCATCCTCTCCGACAGGCTGTGTGGGCAAAGGGATGACTTCGGCGAGCGCGTCGTCGAGGGCTGCGAGTGCCGCTTCGGGTGTGGGGAAGGTCCGGCTGGCGTGTTTGCGTTGGGCTTCCGCGACGCGTTGCCGTGCTTGGGTTCGTGCGCCAGCGGTTCTGTGGTAGGCGGGTGCGGCGGCTTCGGCTGCGGCCCGGGTGTAGCGGGATTCGAGGGCTAGCGCCGGGGATTGGCCGGTGCGTTCGATGCGTTGCCGGTCGCGTTTGGCGGCGCGGGCGTGTTCGCGGATGTCGGCTGGCATGGCTCGGCGTGCCTCGTCGCGGTAGTGGCGGCGGACGGCGTCGAGGGCGTCGGCGAGTTCGACGTCGTGAAGGGTTTCGTGCCAGGCGAGGACGTCGGCTTGGCCGATGGTGCGCTGGTCGTAGGCGGCGCACTTGGTGAGCACTTTGGACACCTCGGATGGGGTCATGTGCCTGCCTCCCAGGCTTCGAGTTGGGCGGTGAGGGCGGCGCCTTGGCG